TTGGCTCAACCTTTCAATTCGTACCAGTATCGGGTTTTATCTTAATGACAATCAAACAAGCGCAAGAATTAGCGCAAGAATATCGAGCCGCTGGATATGACGCCGTGGCGTTTAATACACAAGTTGGAGTCTGAATTATGTTACTATCTAAACAACTATCAACAATAATGCAGCGCGATACTATCAAAGCGTTGAAAGACAATTTCAATTCGCCGTTTTGGGTTGAGGTGAGACGGCAAGCTAATATCAAGATTGACAACGCGACTCGTCCCAATGGGACTCTTGATTGGTCAAAATTGCCTAGTCTATTGTCAACGAATCCCAAAGTAGAAAAGGGAATTTATTTTGATTATCTAACAAATATCTTTCACGGCGCGCCTAGTTTTGCATCATTATACAATTCTTGTGCTAGTGCATCATTAGGGTGCGGTTTAAATTGTCTTAATGAATCTGGACATGGTCAAAAGCACATGATGCACGAAAATGTACATAGTGTACACGTTGCGCGCGTTGTTCGCACAATGATTTGGTTTAGGTTTAGAGACCAATTCAAAGCTAAAATGCAACGCGAGATTCGCGCTCTTGTTCGTAAAGCTAAACGGATGAATCTTGTTCCTGTTGTGCGTCCCAATGGTACAACAGATTTTAACTTTGAGTCCCTATGGCCGGAATTGTTTACTGATAATACAGACGTGACATTCTATGATTATTCGAAAAACCCTAATAGGGACGTGTCACACATTCCCAATTATTCTTTATCGTTTAGTGTGTCGGAAACCAATCTTGACACGGCAAAAGATGAATTATCGCGCGGACTCAACGTTGTTATGGTTTTACGTCTAAAACGTAATGATCCAAAGCCCGATTATGTTCTGGGTTATCCGACTATCAATGGCGATATTCATGACCTGAGATTCCTAGATGACAACACAAAACCTCACGTTGTTTGCCTATTTGCCAAAGGACACGCCTATAAAGACAAAACTGGATTCGTGTATGATCTGGACACGGTTAACGCGACCTATAACAACAACAACGCTAAACAATTGGAGTCGGTGTAATGACAAAACCATCATTTAAAGAGATACTAGCACAACGGCAAGAATATATTGATACGCTTAAAACTATGGGCGATACCTACGCGCTATCTTATCTTGAAAATAGCTTTCTATATGATTGCGGTAATTTAGGACTATCACCACTAACAACGGCACAACATAGCATGATGAAAAAATGGAAAGAGGAGTAAGCTAGAATGTTATCTTATCACACAAAAACCTATGCCCAATTAGTCGCAAAGTCTGCTTCACAATGTGGCGAGTCTGATTCATATAGATTGCGCGGATTCCGTCCTAGATATATAAACGACCACAACGAGTCCATTGATATACTGGAAAGAGATTCAGCAATGTATCAAGACTATTTAAACGCTTTTAATGCAAACGATACAAAGGAGGATTTTATTGAATACACTTGATAATAGCCTCATAGAACAACGACTCAGGTCCTTGCCATATGGTAGGGGCCTTTTTTCTTTTGTGCGCTTGTATGGCGCTAATATCGAGCGATAGAGTATGGGGTATTATGACACCACATCAAACACTTGGCTATATATTGGTCTGTTATTCTTACTAGTTAAAAGAACAAGCGTTCAATTAAATGATTCCCTATGGCATTGCCGATTCGCTGTCCAACCGCAAGAAATTACTTTTGTCAATAATTCTTTTGCGTTTTGTATCAATTACTTGTGTCAATAGCTTAAAGTGTTGCAATTATGTCACACCAGGGGTGATTCGTTATTTTCATTGGGGGTATGTCAATATATACTTTAGTATGGGACCCTATACTTTATGGGGTATAATTTTGAGGCCAGGGGTTATCCACCCATATCTATAACATAAGAAATTTACTTTGGGTTATATTTATTACTCCACACCCTTAATTAGTAATAAGGTATAAAACTCAAGAATCCGTTGGTTTGTAAAAAAATAAAAAAAATATTTTGATGAGGTGTCACAAAACAGCAATTTGCCACTGTATATACAATAGGGGGAACAAAATTACGTCTTGGGTAAGGTAGGGCAAAGTGTCGCACCCTAAAAAAAGAATCGTTTAATTTCGGCGGGTTAATAAAAAACGACAAGAAAAATAAAAAGTATAGGTTTACAAATTCATTTTTAGGTGCCTATATATATATAAGAGGTTCTCCAGAGTTGTATACTAGACATTAGTATAGTATTAGATAATAGTAGTATTAGTGTATAAAATATAGAGGTAGTGTATACCTTATGTGTATAGCTTAAGGTGAGGGTCTTAAAGAATGCTACAATACTAGGAATTAACTATGTTGTAGTGAATATGAAGTTCTCCCTCAGTCAACCATGATGAACACTGACAAGTTAGAATTACAGGATTAGATCATGCCGATGATTGAGGGAGTTACACTTGTTGTCGTTATTGTATTATTTGTGATGTATTAATCATCATGTACGGAACTGAAGGATGTTCAGAGTTCATGGCAGAGAAACTACCATATAGTGCTATTATAGGTAAGCATGTCCGTAAGGGCATTAGTAGTGGTGTGTCAGTTAAGGATATTATGGCATCTATACAGAGATATTCTCATGCACCTAGTTCCACAGCTACTTTTTATAAGTTGTATGGTGGGGACATAGCGGAGGTGAAGTTCAATACTACATCAGCTATTGGTAATGTTGTCGTTGAGCAAGCGTTAGCTGGGGATTTTAGAGCTGCTGAGTTGTACTTAAGAAGTAAGGGGGGTTGGTCTCCTACTAACACTGTTGAGGAACGGGAAGTTGGTAGTGAAGAAGAGGAAGACCGATCCGCTGTAGAAGAGATTATGACCCGACTAGGAAAGAACACCCCTGATGAACATGAGGATAACGGCTGAGGACTTAAGAAAGTTACCATCAGATGAGGTAGCTGATGTTTTGTCGTCCCTTTCCCCAGAGCAAGCTGAAGAACTTAAGTATGATTGGAAGTTCTGGGCTAGACCTGATCAGTTAGAGCCTGATGGTAAGTGGAATGTATGGGTAGCTTTAGCTGGTCGTGGTTGGGGTAAGACTAGGGCTGGTTCTGAGTGGGTACGACACAGGATTATGAAGAATGATCGTATTGTTCACTGTGTAGCCCCAACTAAGGGTGATGTTCGTAGAGTTATGGTTGAAGGTGACTCTGGACTAATGAATGTCTGTCATAAGAATGATAAGACGTACAGAGGAAAAGAGTTAGGCTATCCTACTTGGTCCCCTACTAATAATACAATGACTTGGGCTAATGGTTCTAAGGCTGTATTCTTCTCAGCAGAAGACCCTGAGAGACTTAGGGGACCACAGGCTTATTCGATGTGGGCAGATGAACTTTGTGCATGGAGAAACGCTCAAGAGACTTGGGACATGGCACAGTTTGGTTTACGCTTAGGCAGACACCCAGTATCCTTTGTAACTACTACACCTAAGACAACTAAACTGATACGGACTATTCTTGATGACGAAAAGACGGTTGTCTCTAGGGGCAGCACTTATGACAATTCTGCTAATCTCGCTGATACTTTTATCGACGCCATCAGGAAGACCTATGAAGGTACACGCCTTGGGAGGCAAGAGTTATATGCAGAAATACTTGACGAAGCGTCTGGTGCATTATGGTCAAGAGGTCTCCTAGCTAAGTGTGAAATAGAGAAAGATCAGGTTCCTACACTTAATCGTATTGTTGTCGCTATCGACCCAGCTATTACCTCTAACGCTGAAAGTGACATGACAGGTATTGTTGTAGCTGGTGTAGATGTTAATGGTGTAGCTTATGTCCTAGAGGATCATACTGGTCGTTATACACCTCAACAGTGGGCATCTAAGGCTGTAGAGTTATATCATGAGCATTTAGCTGATAGGATTGTAGCTGAGAGAAACCAAGGTGGTGATATGGTAAGACATACACTGCATACAGAAGATGAAACACTGCCAGTAAGACTAGTACATGCCTCAAGGGGTAAGATGGCTAGGGCAGAACCAGTTTCAGCATTATATGAACAAAACAGAGTTAAGCATGTAAGAGGATTGAACGACTTAGAGGATCAGATGGTACAGTGGGAACCTCTAGGTTCTATTGGGTCTCCTGACAGGTTAGATGCTCTAGTGTGGGCTATCACTGATCTAAGTCTGAATGGTTACGCAAAGCCACAACTTAAACTAGCGTACTCTAGTGCCAAAGGGCTAATTTAATATGGCTACAAAGAAGCGACTATCGGAAGGTGCAGCTAAGAGTATTCTTGGTGTAGCTGGGGATAATACTCGTACTGGACAAATACGTGCAGATGATTTTATACCGGAACTACGTGGTAAGAACGCTATTCGCAAGTATCGGGAGATGCGGGATAATGACAGTACTATTGGTGCGGTTATGTATGCTGCTGAACAAGTACTTAGAGATGTCAAACTTAAGGTGGAACCAGCCAATGATACTGAGGAAGCTAAACGTGAAGCTGACTTTGTGGAAAGTATCTTTGATGATATGGATCACAGTCTTGATGACCACATTGCAGAATCTTTATCGTCGTTGTCGTATGGCTTTGCTTGGTTTGAGGTCGTCTATAAGCGAAGGGTTGGCCCAACTAAGAGATCGCCTAAGAAACATAGTAAGTATACTGATGGACGCTTGGGTGTCCGTAAGATTGCTTGTCGTGCGCCTTGGACAGTCTCTAGGTTTGATGTAGAAGATAAAAGCGGTGATGTCTTAGGTGTATATCAGGACGTAGGTTATGGATCAGGAAGACACTATATACCGGCTTCTAAGAGCCTTTATTATCGTACTACTGTTCTTAATGGTGATCCTAGTGGCCGCTCTATCCTCAGGAATGCTTATTCCTCTTATATCTACTTAAACAACCTACAAAGCATAGAGGCTATAGCTGTTGAACGTGAACTAGCTGGTATTCCGGTTGCTCGTATACCCTCTGAGTATCTATCGTCAGACGCAAGTGCAGCACAGAGTGGCTTCGTAGGCAACCTACAACAAATACTTCGTGATGTTAAGTTTAATGAGCAAGGCTACATAATTACACCTAGTGATACCTACCCTGACAAGGATGGATCACCTACTAATATACGTTTGGTAGATGTGGAACTTATGTCAAGCAATGGCAAACGTAACCTAGATATTGACCCTATTGTTAGGCGTTACCAACATGACATTGCCCGTAGTGTTCTTTCTGAGTTTCTTATGCTCGGTGGGGGTAACAATGGATCATACGCCCTCTCTAAAAGTAAGACTGACCTGTTTCTACGTGCCTTAGAAAGCTACATTCAAGCTATTGTCGATGTACTTAACAAACAGCTAGTAGAACGCTTATGGCAGCTTAATGGACTTAACTACGACCTTATGCCCTGTATCAAGGCTGGTGATGTTGCCCCACACGACCTACGTGAGATTGCAGCATTCCTTCGTAACCTTAACGGTGCAGACATTAACGTCAGTGATCATCCAGAGGTCATACAAGACCTTATGGATATAGCTGAACTGAACTATGACCCTGATACAGAGGTCTCAACTGAAACAAGTGACCTGTCCGATGAGGCAGAAGAAGACAACAAGGAAAATATATAATGGGTACTATTACAACAGGACTTAGTAACGCTTTTAAACTAGAGTTGCTTAAGGGAAACCACGATTTTGATAGTGACACAATGAGAGTTGCACTAATTAAAGAAAACCCATCTGCTAACTATGGACCTACTACAGTATCTTACTCGGAGTTAGGTTCAGATCAAGCATCCGGTAGTGGTTACACTAGTGTTTACAACACTCTCACTACAGGTGCAACTGCTGCCCTATCAACAACAGATGCAAGTGGTAATTCCACGACCTATCCCCAAATGGATGGCACAACTGCTATCTTGGACTTTAACGATGCAGTCTTTCAAAGTGTGACAACATCTGCTGATGGTTGTATCTTATACAATCCTCAGTTTACCACTAATAATATTATTGCTATCTTTGACTTTGGTGGAACTGTTAGTGCTACCTCTGGTGACTTTACTGTACAGTTCCCAGCTCCGGGCGCATCAACTTCTATTCTTCGCCTAGCCTAATACACTCTTGAGGAACTAAAGTCTTATGGTAAAGTTAGTCAACAGAGCTAAAATGACAGTCGCTAGTGGCGGTGCGGGTACTTTAACTCTAGGCACCGCCCCTGACGGGTATCAAACCTTTACAGCTTCAGGGGTTTCTACTGGGGACTACATAAGATATGCCATAGAAGATGGTTCTAATTGGGAGGTAGGTTTAGGATACTATAATGCTACTGGCCCTACTTTAGCTAGAAATACTATTCATGAGAGTAGTAATAGTGGTAATGCTATCACCTGTAGTTCTGATGCTGTAATTTTTGTCACTATGTCAGCAGAGGATTTTACCGATAACGCTTC